CCAGTTTGTTCCATCGAGGGAACCTTCGTAGTCGAAGACGGCTTGTTTGCCACCGCCAGTTAGGCCGCTAACTGTTACTTGGAAGACCCAGTTGTGGGCTACTGCTTCGATGGAAGTGAAGTAGCCGGTGGTGGTGCGGCTACTTGCTGTCCATATTGTGAGCTCGCCATCGTGGATGGTGCCGCCGTCGGTTGCCATTATTCGTCCTCTTCTTGGCCCACGATTACTTCGATGCCATCAACTAGGCGGTGGACGAGGGAGGCGATGTTATAAGCGCTTTCGGGAACTGGAAATATCATTGTTACTTCGAGTGTATCGGTCTCGAAGTCAATTGATAGGTTGGAGCAACTTCCGGTGCAGATTGTGGTGGTGACGGTCATTACTTTTTGCCGGGCTTTTTCTTGGGTTTGGTCATGCCCGCTTCGGACATGGCAATTGCACGAGCTTGGGCGGGGTTGGTTACAATTGGACCCTTTTTGCTGCCTGAGTGCAGTTCGCCTTTGCCATATTCAGTCATAACTTTGGCTATTTTCTTTTCGGCTTTAGTCTTCTTTTTTGCTGCCATCGCGGTACCAGCGGGTAGTTCCAGTATAGGTCACCAGACGCGGAAGTCGGTGGAGCCCATGTTTTCCGGTTTGGCAAGGTTGAATACTTGTAGGCACATGTAACCAAGGGCGTCGAATGAGTGATCCACGCCGAGATTTTTGTTGGGCATGTTTGTGTGGGGTGTGTAGGTTAAAGTGCGCAGACTTTTGATTAGTTCCACGCAGCGGGGGTGGATTTTGATGCGGCGGGTTCCGGCGGCGTCGAGGAGGCCCATGTTTACGCAGGTTATTTTGTCGCGGATCTTCCAGGGAGAGCGGGGTGTTGATACGGTGAGGCCCGCTTTGCGGAGGATTGAGTGGTCGGTTGCTCCAACGCCGGAAGTTTTGCGGGCCGCGCCGGTTGGGTCGGGGCAGGTGATGATTCGCCGCTCCATGCCGTATTTGTCAATTAGGGTTTCGCAGAAATCCCAGGTGGTGGCGCCTCCGGTGAGGATTATTTCGTCGAATACCCAGAGTTCGGACTGGTATTTGACGGCACACACGGCGGACATGGGGGATACGTTGAAGTCCAGGCCCACCAGTAGGGGGAGTACGGGAATATCTTTGATTTCGGTGCTTATGTTGGCGTCGCTGAAGTTGATTGCGACTAAACCGCTTAGATTTTCAAAGCTGGCTTCAAATTCTTGGCGGAATGTACGTGAATCGAGTTGGCCTCGCGCTGCTTCGATCTCTGCGGGTGGTACATTGTCGCCGTCAATGGTGGTAAATTGCCAGCGTTTCCAGTCCTTTTCGGCTTCTTCGGCGTAACACCAGAGGTCGTAGAACCAGGAGGCTGTTCCATCCGGAGTGGAGATGAATAAGGCCCAGCCTTGTTTGTCTGCAAGGGAGGGGCGGATCACCTCGAACCAAACTTCGGGGTCCATGAAGGCGGCTTCGTCTAGTACCACGCCGGATAGGCTTCTGCCGCGCAACGCCATTGCGTTTTCAGTACCTTTTAGTTCGATCGTGCTGCCGTTTACCAGTTCCAGCTTTAGGTCGGTTTCGTTTTTTGCCTTTACCCAGGCTGGTGGGACTAGCTTTTTTAATACTTTCCACGCAATATCTTTGGCCATTCGGTATGTTGGCGCTGCGTAGAAGAATGTTTCGCCGGGGCGTTCGATTGCTCCACGCAGAAGTTCAATGCAGGCTAAATATGATTTACCGAAGCGGCGACCGGCAACAAGGACGCGGAAACGTGAACGATTGTTGAATACTTGACCCTGGGCGTGGCGTAATGTTAAGCCGGTGTTCGACACGATTTCTTATTTTTCGGTACTTAGATACTACTCTACAGGAACTCGACCCCTACCCCCTGTTGTGTAGTAGGGTAGAGTAGGTTGAGATTGTACCAGTAGGTTCCCGGGACGGTGACCTGCGCCGCCAGAATTCCTACCCTACCCCGGGTGGTACGTTTGGACTAGGGCCCGAGGTTAGGCGGGCCCTAGTTGGTTTGAACTATTTAGCGGCTCGGTACACTTTCCAGAACTCGCTAACAAGGTGTGGAGGTAATTTAGCGGCAAAACTTAAAGCGGCGTCTTTCTTAACCTTCTCAGAAATGTTCTTTTCAATGTATTCAATTTGCTTGAGGGTGAGAGCCATGGGTTTGGGGTTCGGTGCGCCGTGGTTTGGCGCTTGGTTATATTGTAGCAGATTAGAGAGAGAGCCCAGCTACTTGCTAGGCTCAATTTAACAATTCTTTAGGTTTCACCCTTAAGAATAAAGTAAAAGCCGCAAGCGGTGCAGAATGCAGCAAGGGGCAGGCTGGTCGTACTACAGGCTAGTACTAGTGAACTGTACAGGATTGCACGCTTCATGTTTGTGGTTTGATTGTGTGGCGCGCCTTAGGTTGTGGCGCTTGGTTGTAGTGTAGCAGATAAAAGCTAAACCGCAACAAAATTCAGCGCCCCAGCGCCGTGGGCTTCAACCCATATATCAGTTTTGGCGCCATCGCACAAGTTACAGGTGATGCACTGGGCTTTAGAATTGTTTACAGTTGCGGGACATTGTTTGCCACAATATGGGGAGGCATTTTGTGGAACAACTGCAAAAGTTTTCCACCCTCTAGTACTAGCTAACAAGTAATCATCTAAATTATCACAACTTGCTTGAAATATACCTTTGCACCAATCAGCAAAAGTACTACGCCATTGGTGGGTATAACCAGTGTGACTGATACAAAGTTTGCTAAAGTATGTAACAAGCTCAGCCGGTAGCATGGCGCCATCGCCGTAACTACCCCAGCGTATTTTGCGAGTGATAAAATATTTGGAATGTAGCGTTGCATTATACTTAGGATATATTCCACGTATATAAGCTTTATAAACTGAATTTGGGGCCTGTCCTACATTTACATAACAGGATCTTTTGCGGCCAATAGTAGGATCGCCACGGTGATGACAATCACCACACACGCTCGAATCCTCACCCGATTTAATAGCTTGCACCGGATTAATATCCTGGCGCATGATAAAGGTCTGGATCATATTGCCAGTTTTGCGATTGGCAGATTCAAAAGTTGCAATCACTACGATTGGCTGATTGTCTACAGGTGATAAACCCTCCCAAAGGATTAAGCCGGCTGGTTTTTTCATTTTGTTGATTTTGTGGTTTGACTGCGCCATGGGTTAGCGCTTGGGTGTATTGTTGCACATTAACCACAGGGTGCAACGCTGGAAACCTTAAAACAAAATAAAACTACATAAACCCTCCCAACTGAGAATGATTCTCAACCGGCCGGCCGCGACTGCCGTGCTAGGATGCCCCAGCCTGACCCTGCCCTTCGGCAGTACGCTTGCACTAATGCCTTGGTGCCTTGGTGCCTTGGTGCCTTGGTGCGGCGGTACGCTCCAGGCAATGAAAGGCAATGAAAGGCAATGAAAGGCAATGAAAGGCAATGAAAGGCAATGAAAGGCAATAATGAAAGGCAATAATGAAAGGCAATAATGAAAGGCAATGAAAGGCAATAATGAAAGGCTTATTCGGCATCTAATGAAAGGTTTTCTGGCACACATTCAAGCGCGGGAGTGATATTAACTGGTTCAGACCCTGATGAAAGGTTTTTTGGGCGTGATTCTTCCACCGTAATGTTAAGAATTGGTGCCAGCATTGCTTGTTGCTCAGGCGCCACTTCCCCGACGACGGCGCCAAGATCCTTAAGTGCTTGTGTCGCTGTTTGTAATTGTCCCTTTCTTATGGCTGCATTTATCACTCTAAGCCTCATTCCTTGGATACGTGACACTATACTCTCACGATCTAAGTTCCAGTCGTCTCTGTTCTGTTCTTTCACGACTTCCCAGTCACGCCAAGCGGTGCTAAGGGAGATGCTTTCTCTTGTCGCATGGTCGTAGACTAAGTGCCGGGTGGGCAACCCCTCCAATTGGCGCTTATATAGCCTCCGACACCTTTCCTCTACCAGTGCGTTGGGGTTACGTTTCCCGTAGGGTCTGTTTTCTTTCTTAACAGGTAGCGATTCGCTATTTGATATTTCCTCAACCTCAATCTCGTCAATCTCGTCGCTCTGCTCCAGTTCTAAATCGGTGTCGTTTTCTTCCATTACAAAGCGCAATATGCTTCTACCATACTACACAGGGTTAGGAGTTGCGTATTCTACAGCGAAAACATCATCAGGTTCGTCTCCCTGAGTGCAGGAAGCTAGTGCTTCCTCGATTGCGTTTTCTTCACTATCTGAAACAACCAAAATGGTTGCGGTCTCTTCGGAGTGCTCCTGAGGGTCGATTGGGCGAATGTTCCAGATCATGGTCACTGCATAGGTAGTTCTCATGGGTTCAGAGGTAGGTGTGTTGTAGGGGTACGAGTAGCCAGCTGTACTTATCGACCATTGTCTTACAGTGGGGGCACTGAAGCGCTGACCATGCGAAATGAAAAACTTTGCTGGTGGAATCACAATGGGGGCAAACGATTGCGCGAGGCTCCCCATTCCTGGGTGCTCTTGTGTGGCGGTTGACGGTTTGCATTGGGTTCGCCGGTTCGGGTGGCCGGGTGTTGTTTACTCTCATACAATAGAGAGATTCGCTCCAGCTGTCAAGCGGTTGCTTTTACCCCCCTTTCTACTGTATGATTCCTGAGTTCACCCAACACCCACGGGAACCATGGCAACACAGAAAGAGCGCGATCAAATCCGCCTCGAAAAGATGAACAACCCACACACAGCAGCAGAATATGAAATCTGCTACCAACAAATGATGAAATATCAAGCAGACATCAACGACCAGATCGAAGCAGCTTTCGACACAATCATGTCGCTTGGTAACCAGGAGGTTATAGATAATTGGGATGAGCACCTGCACTCTCCCGAGGATATTAACGGCCGCAGCACTGATGAACGCTGGAGAAAAAGCACGTTGCTAGGTATGCAGAACGATATAGAAATTTTATGTAATCCTGCGTAGCTCCAGCCAAAAAGAAACCCCTTGGAGTGATGAGCTCCAGGGGGTTTTTCTTATTGCCTCGTAGTAGGTAGCGAACGTAGCGAGTTTTGACACTTCATAACCGCCTGAGGTGGCAGCGTGAGTCTCGCCAGACGCAACGGAGCGAGTGCAGCGAGCGCCATAAAGTGCCCCAGCTCAATCTGGCCCTCGATACCACCTTGAGTGTTACGAAACGTCACATACCGTATGAAAGGCGGCGTGGTGGCGCGGAGCACTTCGCCCCACAGCACCATGCCGCACATGCTGCGCACAATCATGTCCCAGTTCTTTCAGAGTGGTGTTCGTTGGTAATGAAAGGGGGTAGGAGAACATCGGTCAGTTCCACCCGTTGAAAGGCGGAACCGCAGAGGTGTTTGCCACGTTCCAGTGCCGTGGCGTAGTCGATGCAGCGCATCAAAAAGGTTTGGCCTGCGGTGTCATAACTACAGGATTGGAAAACACGGTAAATAGGCATCAGCGGTTCCAGCATGAGCCGTACATACGTGCGGTTTCGTATTCGCGGTTGAAACGCTCGTTAGTGCAGTGTTGAATGGCACGTTCCGCTGCGCAGTGTGCAAGGTTTATGCAGTCGAAAAGGGTCAAGCTCCAGCCTTTGGACTCATAAGTGGCGTCGCCTTCGCGGAGCCAGTTTACCAACGCTTTGTCAAAAGCACTGTAATCCTCGGGGAGGGGAAGGAGGCCCTCGGCTTCCCACTCGGATTCGCTTAACCACTGCTTAGTGATAGGGCATTGGCCACCCCAGCCGTACTCGGGATCTGCATCCCAGTCTTGGGCGTGACGGGCTCTGGCCGCCCTATCGGCCTCGGCCATGTACTCGTAGGCGCCCCAGGAGGGTAAACTGGCGTAGCCAATTCTTGGTTTGCTGTTTTCGGTGGTGGTTGCGGTCATCATCAAGGTGGTGATGTGTACTATGTAAACCTACACCGTAATGCAGAACCTGTCAAGTTCCAGCTTCATATATCGTCAAGATCCGCCCATGGTTTTGGCGGGGGTGGTGCGGGGGTGCGTAACTTTTGAAGGTAGGTGACGAAGCGACCGTGGAAGTTGTGCGACCGTTCCAGTAGTTCGTCCTTACTGAGCCAATGCACATCGGGGGGACCGGCGCGGCGGGCAATTACGACTGCTCCACCTGCAAACTCCTGGCTGGGGTTGTGTTGAATGGTTCCGGCGTGGTAGGCGCCGAGTTGATCGAAGTAGTCCTCCAGCAGTTCGGCGCCGCGACGGGTGGCGCTGGTTTTCCAGTCCACCAGCCATAGGCCGGGGCGGTCTCGCAGATACAAAGCGGCGTCGAATGTTCCAGCCCAGCCGTGGCATAAGGCGGTGGCAGCATGGAGGTACGGCGGGCTGCATGTAATGCGCAGTTCCACGCCTGCTTCGCCAGCGCAGTGTTGTTCCAGCCAGGCATCAAGGCCGCGACCGTAACCGACGCAGCTCAGGTCTAATTTTGGTGGGTTGCTTTTGTACGCTTTTGCCAGTGCCCATTTCCAGATCGAGCTAGGGATTCGCGAGCTTCGCTCACTGAATATGGCATCTGTGGTTGCTCCAGTGCTCTTTGCAAGTGCTGCAAGCGCGAGCTTGCGGGCCGTTTTGAGGCGCCACTCCACTCGTGAATGGGCGCGGGTGCCACGGGTGGTGGCCACGCTAGAGATAACGCCAGCGCGATCCCCCATGCGGGCTTTCCAGCGTTCCAGTGC